CTGGTTTGAAATCTACAACCGAGCCAAGCAGGTGGCCGAAGCCCGAGCCGCCGGGCATGAGCTCGATGAGACCATGCTGCCGGTCATCTACGAGGCACCCGCCGATGCCGACTGGCGCATCGAGCCTACCTGGAAGGTGGCCAATCCCGGTTACGGAGTGTCGGTGAAGCCGGACTATTTCCGCCAAAAGGTAAACGAGGCGCTGGTGTCGCCGGCTGAGGAGCAAAGCTTCCGCAGGCTGCACCTGAACCAGTGGACCGAGAGCAGCACCCGCTGGCTCAACATGGAGCGCTTCGACGCCTGCGCCAAGCCGCTGCCGGATCTGCAGGGCCGATCGTGCTGGGCCGGCCTCGATCTGAGCAGCACGCAGGATCTGTCATCGCTGGTGCTGGCATTTCCCTACGACGAGAAGATCATCTTGAAGCCATTCGCCTGGGCGCCTACTGGTGCAGTCAAAGAGCGGGAGCGCCGGAACAAGCAGCGCTATGACAAGTGGGCCGCGGACGGCCACCTATCGCTGATCGATGGCGAGGTGATCGACTACGCCGAGATCAAGGCGCGCATTCTGGCGCTGGCCAAGGAATACCGCATCCGGGAGATCGCCATCGACCGCTGGAACGCGGCGCAACTGGCGCAGGAACTGCAGGCGGAAGGCATGACGGTGGTGGCGTTCGGCCAGGGTTACGCCAGCATGTCACCCGCGGCCAAGGCTGCCGAGGCGCTGATCCTCCAGGGCAGGGTTTGGCACGATGGCCATCCCGTGCAGCGCTGGTGCTGGGGCAATGCGGTGATCGAGAGCGACAGCGCCGGCAACATCAAGCCGAGCAAGTCGAAGAGCACCGAGAAGATCGATGTGTGCATCGCCGGCATCATGGCCATCGCCAGGGCGCAGCTTGGCGAAGTGACCGGCAGCAGCGTCTACGAGTCCCGCGGGCTGGGCATGCTGTGATCGATCTGGCGGACCTGCGGCAGTCTGGCGAGCATGACTGCGGGCTGGTCGCCGTGAAGGTGGTGCTGCGTCACCTACGCCGAAGGCCGAAGCCTGAACACTTTAGCATCCTCAACTGCAACAGTCTCGACGGCACCGACCCGCGCGCCATCGAGGCGTTTTTCCGGGCCATCGGCTGCCATGTGCTGGCCGGAAGCATGGTGTGGGAAGACTTGCACAGCTTCACCGAGATCGGCAGACCGATCATCTGCCTGACCACGCCGGCGCACGGCATCGGCCACTATGTCGTGGTAGGTGGCGTGCAGGGATCGACGGTGCACTACCAGTGCAGCACCGAGGGCAGGTGTCGGTCTGGCAAGCGGACTTGGCTGCGTGCGTGGCATGAGGTGGACCGGTTGGGTGCCGTCTATCACCAGTGGGGCATCTGCGTCTGGCGCTGATCGTGTTGCAACTGCATCACAATCCACGCCATGGCCAATATTATCCAAAAGCTGTTCGGCCTCCAGAAGCGTGCCACTCACAGCGTGAACCTGCGCGATCCGGCGCTGGTTGATCTGCTCGGTGGTCGCACCACCGAGGCTGGCGTGCGCGTCGACGAATCGAGCGCGCTGACCTGCGCCACGGTCTGGGCCGCCGTGCGGGTGATCAGCGAAAGCGCCGCCAGCCTCCCGCTCATCACCTACCGCCGGGAAGGCAGCACCCGCAGCCGGGCCAGCGACCATCCGCTCTACAACCTGCTGCACGACGAACCATGCCCTGGCATCGGCTCGCTGGTCTGGCGGGAAGCACTGTTTGCGCACGCGCTGACCTACGGCAACGGCTACGCCGAGATCGAGCGCCGTGTCAGCGACAACACGCCGGTGGCGTTGTGGCTGCTGTCGCCGGATCGGGTGGAGCCGTACCGGGAAATGGACGGCAATGTCTACTACAAGGTCACGCAACCCAAGGGCGGCCATGTCACGCTGGCCGGCGCCAATGTCATCCACCTGCGCGGACTCGGCGGCGACGGGCTGGTCGGCTACTCGGTGATCCGCACCGCCAGGGAAAGCCTCGGCCTGACGATCGCCGCGCAGCAGTTTGGCGCCAAGCTATTCGGCACCGGAGCAAGGCCTTCCGGCGTGCTGGAGCATCCGGGCCGGCTGAGTGATGACGCTAGGCAAAGGCTGCGGGCCGACTACGAGCGCCTGCACAGCGGCCTCGACAACGCGCACCGCATCGCCATCCTCGAAGAAGGCATGAAATGGCAGGCCTTGGGTGTGCCGCCGGATGACGCTCAGTTTCTGCAGACCCGGCAGTTCCAGGTGGCCGAGGTGGCGCGCTGGTTCAATGTGCCAAGCAGCAAGCTAAGGGACAACACCGGCCAGACCTACAGCAGCATCGAGGCCGAAAACCAAGCCTTCTACACCGAGACGCTCAGGCCTTGGCTGATCCGCTTCGAGCAAGAACTGCAGATCAAACTGCTCAACAGCGTCGAGCGCCGGCAGTTCTACTTCGAGCACCTCATCGAGGGCCTGCTGCGGGCCGACATCAAGACACGGTTTGATGTGTACGCCTTGGCCAAGAACTGGGGCATTCTGTCGACCAACGAGATTCGCGAGCGGGAAAACCTGCCGCCGATCGATGGTGGCGACCAGTACCTGCAACCGCTGAACATGCAACCGCTCGATGCGCCGACCGGGCCGTCGGCTCCAACGGCAACCCCGGCGCTGGCCCCCGCGCCTTCGCCCAGCGCAGACTCCACCCCTGCCGGCGCCGGGGCTCCAGTAATTGATGTCGCAGCAACGGCGCTCAATGGTGCCCAAGTGGAAAGCCTGCTCAACATCGTCTTGCAGGCAAGCACAGGCGTTATCCCGTTGGCAACGGCAAAGGCTTTGGCGGAAGCGGCCTTCCCGTTCATTGATGCGACAACGCTACAGAAGATTTTTGGAACCATTGAGGTCAAGCCTGTAGCTGTCGAGCCAAACACGGCTCCTGCGCCAGATGCTCCACAGCGCAAACGAGGAGGCGGCAATGCTCGAAAAAAGAACTAGCAAGCTGGAGCAAGAAGGCAACCGACTGGTCGGCTACGCCGCCGTCTATTCGCCAGCCATAAGTGAAGACCTCGGCGGCTTCAAGGAGCGTATTCATCCCGGAGCGTTCGACGCCAGCCTGGAGAAAAATGCCGACATCCGAGCCCTGTGGGACCACAACACCAGCCAACCGCTCGCACGCACCACCAACAACACCTTGCGCCTCAGCAGCGACAAGCGCGGCCTGCGAGTGGAGATCGAGCTGCCCGAAGGCGTCAGCTACGCCGATGACCTGCGCCAGTTGGTCCGCAGCGGGGTGGTGAATCAGATGTCCTTCGGCTTCATGGTGCCGCCGGGTGGCGACGCCTGGGACAAGGACGAGGAAGGAAACGCGGTCAGGACGCTGCACCAGATCGACCTGCATGAGGTCAGCGTGGTCAGCATCCCGGCCTACCCGGACACCACTGTCGCCCTGCGCGGCCTGCGGCAGATGGACTTTGAGACAAGGCGCGCGCGGTGGCTTGCATCGCACGGTCATCGTGCTGCCAAGGTTTTAGGTTTGAAATCACAGGAGGCAAACATGTCGAAGATTGATGAGATCAAGAAACTGACCGAGGAGCGTGCCGCTCTTGTCGATCAGATCCGCGCACTGACTCCAGAGGAGCAGGCGCAGATGGACGCATTGACCCAAGCCGTGGCCGATCTCGACGCCAGGCTTATGGCGGTAGAGGAAGCCGTGGCTGCCTCGCCCGACGAATCACAATTGGCGCAGAATGCCGGCGAAGCCGGGCAAGCTGCCGAAGCCCAGAGGAAATTGGATGAGGTGGGCGCGCGTTGCGCCAGCCTCCTGGAGAAATTGGAAAAGCAAACCACTCGGAGGAGTGCGCCGATGGATATCAAGGTTCCCTATGTGGTCAAGGATCTCGACGACAAGAACTGGAACAAGGACCGCAAGCTCGCCATGCGCGGCTGGTTCCTCGAAGGCAACGGTCGCGCCACCGACGCGCACCGGGCCGCCGCTGAGCGAGTTGGCGTGAACCTGCGCAGCCGCGACTTCAATGTGCGCCTTTTCGACGAGGCACCCCGCAGCAAGCGTGATCTGGAGCAGCGCGGCACCGCCACCCAGGTGGCAGGCACCGGCAGCCTCGGCGGCTACTCGGTTCCCACCGTGCTGATCGAGCGCATCGAGAAGGCGCTGCTGTACTTCAACCCGCTGCGCGAATACGCGCAGGTGCTGCGCACCGAAAGCGGCGAGCCGTTGCAGATCCCGACCAACGATGACACCTCCACCAAGGGTGAGCTGTTGGCGGAAAACGGCTCGGTCACCGTGGCCGATACCACCTTCGGCCAGATCACGCTGAACGCCTACACCATGAGCTCCAAGGCGCTCAAGGTAAGCTGGCAGCTCCTCGATGACAACGCCGTCGATCTGGAAGGCTACATCGGCGACTTGCTCGGCGAGCGCCTGGGCCGGATCATGGCCGACTACGCCGCAACCGGCACCGGCAGCAGCCAGCCGCAAGGCATCGCCGCCAGCACCGCTGGCAAGACGACCGCCAGCGCGACGGCCATCACCAGCAATGAGATCCTCGATCTCATTCACAGCGTCGACATCGCCTACCGGCAGGACCCTTCCTGCGCCCTGGTGATGCACGACAGCGTGTGGCTGTATGTGCGCAAGCTGGTCGACAGCAACGGCCAGCCGCTGTTCCAGGAGTCCTTCAGGGTTCCCGGCGAGATTCGCGTGCACGGCTTCCCGGTCGTGATCAGCAACTCGCTGAACAACGCCATCACCACCGGCCTGAAGACCATGGTCTTCGGCGCCATGAACAAGTTCCTGATCCGCGATGTGGCCAACATCCGCATCCAGCGGCTGGACGAGCTGTACGCCGCCAACGGCGCCGTCGGCTTCCAGGCATGGGCCCGCACCGACAGCAAGATCCTCGCCTCGGGTGCCATCAAGCACCTGGTGCAGGCATAAGCCTGACGGCTGGCTGATAGTCCACACGGATCGGGGAACACGGCAATGGCGACGGAAATTCAGCTTCTGGAGTGCATCACGGGTCCGCTTGGCACCTACATGCCTGGCGACATCTGGGCGCACCCGGACGATGAGGACGCTGCGCGGATCGTCGCCGCCGGCATCGCCATCCGTGTGGACAAATCGAGTGATCCCGCCTTGCGCCCGGTGGAAACACCGGAAGCCAAGCAGGCCGCCAAGCGGAGCAAGCGCTAGTGGCTCTCAAGGTACTGACAGCGCCGGCGGTGGAGCCAGTGTCGACCAGCGACATGAAGCTCCACCTCCGCGTTGATCACAGCACCGACGATTCGCTGATCGCCGCCTTGATCACCGGGGCGCGCGACTATGTCGAGCGGCACACGCGCCGCACGCTGGTGAACACCACCTACCGGCTGACGCTGGACTACTTCCCGGACGGGCCGATTGAGTTGCCCAGGCAGCCGGCCTCGCAGATCGCCTCGGGTGGCGGCTATGCCTACGCCATGCCGCGCATCCGCTACTACGATGTCGACGGCAACCAGCAGACGCTGACCTACGCCGCCGAGGACTTCGAGCTCGGCCTCGACAGCAACCCGCCGATGCTGCACCTGACGCCGATGGACACCTGGCCAAACACCGAGAACGGCAAGGCCAACGCCGTCGAGGTGGATTTTGTCGCAGGCCATGGCGCCGCCGCGGCCAATGTGCCGCCGCTCTTGGTGCAGTGCATCAAGCTGCTGGTGGCGCACTGGTACGAGAATCGCGCAGCGGTGCAGCCTGGATTCGGCGGCGAGGTGCCGCTTGCTGTGGACAGCATCCTGAAGATCTACTCCTCGGGCGACTACCAGTGATCATCGGCGAGCTGAGGCACCGTCTGGAGCTGCAGTCGCCAACCGACAGCGTGGACAGCTACGGCCAGCCGACCCGCACCTGGGCGACCTACGCCACCGTCTGGGGCAAGGTGATGCCGGTTAGCGCCGGAGAAAGCCAGCTCGCCAACCAGCAGCAGTCGGACATCACGCACCGGGTGCTCATTCGTCACCGATCCGATGTAACCGCCGAGCATCGCATCATCTTCGGCAGCCGTGAACTGAACATCCGCGGCGTGCGGGACACCGAGGAGCGCGGCATCAGCCTAGAGATCGACGCCGAGGAGAATGGGTAATGGCAGCACGCCGTGACCTGCACCTGCACCTCGCCGGCGCCAAGGAGCTCATGGAGGCGCTGGTGCTGGCCGGCAAGAAGATCAACCCGGCCTTGCGGCGTGTGGCTCGGACATCGTCCACGCCGATCCTCCGACACGCCAGGAGCGTGGTTCCGGCCAAGCGCAAACGCGTCTTGTACCAGGGCAAAAAGGTCTTTCGGTATGGCACTACCGGCCAGCTCAAGAAAAGTTTGGGCGTGCGAGTTGCCACCAACAAAAAGACCGGCGCCGTGTACGCCTTGATCGGACCGCGCCGAGGCTTCAAGGTGATGGCGTTCAAGGCCTACCACAAGCCCACACGCAACCACAAGGCGCAGCGCAATGTGCTGGTGCCAGTCAACCCGACCAACTACAGCCACCTGGTGGAAAAAGGCTTCACCGCCAAGCTTTGGCGCAGCGGCAAGCTGCGGCCAGTGGCAGGCAAGCCATTCCTCAAGCCGGCGCTCGATGCCAACCGGTCCCAGGTGGAAGACATCACCGCCAGAATTTTGAGTGAGGAACTGCAAAAGGCGCTGGCTAGAAAGGCGGCGATGGCATGAGCGTACTCGGCCAGGCAGTCCGCACCTATCTGGCGGCGCAGACAGGCTACAGCACCTACCTGCCAGGCGGCATCTCGCCCGACCAGACGGGGCAGGGCAACACCAGCCAGCCTTACGCTGTCTACCAATCGATGAGCCGGCAGAGGCAGCGCCTGACATCCGGCGTAGTGGCGGCCACGACCGAGCGTGTGCAAGTGACTGTGGTTGGCGAAACCCGCAGCAGCGCCCAAGCAAGCGCCAACTGGATCGCCTCGAAGATCACATCGACGCCAAGCAGGCAAACTGTCGGCAGCCTGTTTATCCATCACTGGCGCATCGAGGATGAGGTGAGCGCCAATGAGGTCTATCAGGACGGATCGGACGAGAGCGCGCGCATAATCAGCGTTGAAATAGTCGGAACCTACACCGAATAAGGAGGCCAGCCATGGCTTATGTTCTTCCCAGCGGGACTACCGCCACGCTGACCGATGTCGGCGGTGCCAGCTCCATCACCTTGAATGTTACTAGCATCACCGGCGCAACCCGCTCGCAGGCCATGGCCGAGATCACCGGCCTTGGCGACAGCGTGCTGAAGCGCATTCCCGCGCGCATTGATCCAGGCACGGTCAGCTTTGAGTGCTACCTGGACGACACCGCAACCGCCACCAATCACCTGACCGTGATCAAGGCGCGCCAGACCAACAAGACGCAGACTGTGCTCAATCTGGACCTGCCGGGCAGCACCATCGACGATCTGCTGGATTACACCGGCTACATCATGGAAGTGACTGATCCGCAGATCGCCTTGGGTGACGATGTGCTGCGCTTCACTGTGACGATGCAGGTGAGCGCCTAACGGGGGTGAGCATGGGCCTGAGCAGGGACGAGATCCTCGGCAAGCGCCGGGGAAAGGTCGAGGAGATCAAGGTGCCGGAGTGGGGCGGCACCGTCTTCGTCCGCGAAATCACCGCCAGCGAGCGGGATGCTTTCGAGGCGGGAAGCCTGGACAAGAAAGGCGGCGCACGGATGGCCAACATCCGGGCCCGCCTCGCCGTCCTGACGCTGTCTGACTCCGAAGGCAAGCGCCTCTTCACCGATGCGGACACGCACCAGCTTGGCGAGCTGCCGGCATCCGCCATGGATCGCATCTTCGAGGCATCCATGCGGCTGAATCGT